CGCCCGGCCGCGCCTGGTGGCCACTCTGTCAGGCCTCGCCCTGCCAACGGTCCAGGTCGAGGATCCGCGCTTTGTCTATGCGCACCGCAACGAGCCCCTCGATGCCCTGATCTGGCGCGCGCGCGGCCTTGGCAGTGGCGCTGTCGAGCGGGTCCTCAACGCCAATCCCGGCCTCGCTGGCATGGGGACCCATCTGCCGGAGGGGCATCCGGTCTTCATCCCCAATCTGGGCGATGTCCGCACCCTCAACCTCGACCTCATCCAACTGTGGGACTGATGCCGATGAGCCATGATTTCTGGACTGCAATCCCGACCTGGGCGCGCGAGATGGTCTCCGCTCTCACCCCGGCGATGCTGGGCTCTGCTGTCGGCCAAGCCTGGTCGCAGGGCCTCTCCTGGCGCCAGCGCGTGGTGCAATGGTTGGTCGGTATCCTGGTCTCCTATTACGTCACCCAGGCCCTCACCGAATGGCTGCACTTCGGCCCCTTCGCCAGCCAGGCGATCGGCTTTGTCATCGCCATGATGGCCTTCGAGACCGCGCCCAAGTTCATCGCCGGCGTCTCGGCCGCAGCCGGCCAGATCCCCGACATCGTCATGAAGTTCGTCTCGAAGTGGAGCTCCTGATGCACCTGTCCCCCAACTTCACCATCACCGAATTCACGCGCAGCCAAACGGCCGCCCGCCTCGGATTGGACAACACGCCTCCACCCTCCGCGATCCTGGCCATGCGCCTGCTGTGCAGCGAGCTGCTGGAGCCGCTGCGCAGCCGGGTCGGCGGCCCGATCGTCATCACCTCCGGCTTCCGGTCGCCGGCCCTAAACGTGCAGATCGGCGGTGCCCGGAATTCCCAGCACAGCCGCGGCCAGGCGGCGGACTTCGAGCGGCCCGGCATCAGCAATTTCGACCTCGCGCGCGAGATTGAGGCATCTGGCCTGCCCTTCGATCAGCTGATCCTCGAGGCCTATGTCCCCGGCGTCCCGTCCTCGGGCTGGGTCCATGCCAGCTACAGCCAGGGCGCCAACCGACGCCAGGTCCTGACCGCAACTCCAAGGCGCGGCGGCGGCATGACCTACTCCACCGGACTGCGCCGATAGGAGAAACGCCATGCGCTTCCTGAAGCACATCCTGCAGCTGCTCGGCCTGCACCGGTCGTGGTTGACCCTGCTCGGGCTTGGTGCAGCAGCAGCCTTCTTTTGGTGGGAGTTTGCCACCATGCGCGCCGATCGCGACCGCTATCGGCAATGGGCGGATGTCGTCTGTGCCAGCGCTGGCACCAGCTTCGCGGCAGCGCCGAAAAGCAAGTTGAAGGCCGGCGAGCAGTGCAAGGCCGAGGTCACCGCGCTCGCCCGCTTCCGATCCGACCAGGCGCGATTGACCGCCGATCTGCTCGCCAAAGTCTCGCGCGAGCGCGACGGCAAGATCGAGCGCGACCTTGCAGCCGCCACCCGTTCCGCCCGCGCCGCCGCCAAGGCGGCCCAAGACATGGAGAAAGCCAATGCTGCGCTCGAAGGCGATCATGTGGATCCTGCCTGGTTTGATGCTCTCAATCGCCATGCTGGGCTGCAGCCATAAGCCCATCGAGACCAGTCCGCCGCCGCCTGTCGTCGTCGAGGTGCGGGACACGCCGCCGGCGGATCTGCTCCAGTGCCCGACAAGGCCGTCTGGAATCCCGGCCGGCCTTTCGGCCAGCATTCCCGCACCGGTTCGCGATGCCCTGATCGATCTCGCCGGCGCCTATCGGTCTGCGGTCGGCCAGCTCGAACGCCTGATCAACTGGCACCGTCCCGCCACACCGTGCGGGCCCGCCTCGCCCTGAAAGGCCCGTCATGCTGAAGCCCGATAGCCTTCGCGCTGCTCTCACCGCCGCGGTCCCCGAGCTCCGCGTCGAGCCCGATCGGCTGCGGATGTTTATCGGCAAGGGCAATCTGGTGGCAACGGCCGCGCCGGCGCTGGCCTTCGAATATCGCTACCGCCTCCAGCTGCTCATCCTGGACTTCGCCGGCCATCCCGACCAGCTGATGGTCCCCCTGATCGCCTGGATCGCGGTCCATCAGAATGAGCTGCTGGCCAACCCCGATCGCCGCCGCGACGGGATCAGCTTCGAGGCCGAGCTGCTCGATTCCAAGCGCGTCGATCTGGCGATCGAGCTCGCCCTCACCGAGCGGGTCACCGTCCGCCCGGCGGCCGGCGGCGGCCAGGACGTCATTCACCACCCCGAGCCGCCGATCGAGCCCGGCTTCGGCCCGGCGGTCTATGATGAGGATCCGCGCCTCTGGCGGCTCTTCCTCGGCGCTGAAGAGCTGCTCCGCTGGGAGGCCCCGGACATCATCCGGCCGATCCCCGAATGAGCACCCCACCTGACAATGATCTCGACGCGCTAGCGGCCTACTTCGAAGACCTGGCCGGCAACCTGTCGCCGGCGGCGAGGCGCCGCCTCGGCCTGCAACTGGCACGGCAGATCCGCGCCAGCCAGAGCGCCCGGATCGCCGCCCAGCAAGATCCGGACGGCCAGCCCTTCGCCCCGCGCTCGCGCCCACCCTATCGCCTCCGCCGCCGCGCCGGCGCCTTGCGCGACAAAGGCCCGATGTTCCGCAAGCTCCGCACTGCGAAGCACCTGAAGGCGACGGCGACCGCCGATGAGGCGGCGATCGGCTTCACCGGCCGCGACGCCCGGATCGCCGCCACCAGCCAATTCGGCCTTCGCGAGCAGATCGGCCGCGGCATCATCGCCCGCTATCCCGAGCGCCGCCTGCTGGGTCTGACAGCAGAGGAAAGGACCAACATCGAATTCCTAGTCCTCGAGATCATTGCGCCGGGCTAGAAGGCCAGGGATATTGTCCATAAAGACTGATTGAACCGAGGCTGCTTCAGACGCTGATTTTATGCTGGAACTGATCGACCTAATTGAAAGATCGAGTCAAACGATCCGAACTGACCTGCAGGAGTGGTTTAGGCAGTTTCCATCTGCGGCATCATGGAGCGTTGTTTCCGACTATGCAGTCAGTGATCCTAATAAACAAAATGACGCATATTCTTTTGTAATTATACCGAAGCATACCACGGATGAAGATATTTCACGCTATATTAGAACGACATCACCAAGCGATATCAAATCTTCTCGCACGCCTCCAGATGGAATTATGGATTATCTTTGCTGCCCTGTCACGTTCAGTTTAAACTTTGTTGTCTCTCGAAATAGCGGGAGTTTAAGAATTGGCATTACGAAAGAAGTAATGATTTATGTTGTAACGTCAATTAGAGGAATTGTTGCCGAATGGAACGCTTCAGAACCTACAAATGCTGCCTATTATCGTGATCTAGACAGTCGTCTTAAGTTCCTTGAGAGAGAGCTGAGCGGCAAGCAGCCCAATTTAAACCTGCTTCGAAAAATCATGCTTGTATCCTCATTTGCTGCTTTTTTGTTCGAAGTTGTCAACGATGCGAAGTCTCCTATAACATTGCGCTGGATCAGCGATCGAGACGCGATGTTTGATCGACATGGCGGCATTGCTTTTGACTTAGCATGGATGTTTTTTCAAATTAGGCGCAGAATTAGAGGAGGTGTTATAGATGTTCGCCGTCCCCAGATTGCATTCGCAACACCGGGCATGGACGGGAAGACCGATTACGCTGAACTTGTAAGACTTCCGGACTTCCTCGCTGGGACTCTTGCGGACATCAAGCTACCCCAGATGATGTTTACTCACCCGAAGTTCCCAGCAGTCTTCAACCGAGTGCTGGTTGACTCACCAAATAACGCAATCATTGAGCTTCTTAGCACCCCGACAGGTGTTACTTCACGTCGGATACTCTTCAGGGCTCCCCCACATCATGACGGCAAATGAGCCGTCTGAGGGATCACCTCCTAACTGCGCTGACATAAGCGCCAAGTTGTAACGGCCGCCCCTACAACTCACCGCGCTTGCCGCCATAGGCCCCGGCCAGCCCAAGTCTCGGCATGGCCGAGCAGACCTTCACCGCCGTCGATCTTTCGCGCCTGCCCGCGCCGGCCGTGGTCGAAGAGCTGTCCTTCGAGACCATCCTGGCCGAGATGCTGGCCGAGCTCCGCGCCCGGGATCCGAGCTTCACCGCCACGGTCGAATCCGACCCGGCCTACAAGATCCTGGAGGTCTGCGCCTATCGCGAGACCCTGATTCGCGCCCGCGTGAATGATGCTGCCCGCTCGGTCATGCTGGCCTATGCGACCGGCGCCGATCTCGACCAGTTGGCGGCAGTGTTCGGGGTCGAGCGCCTTCTCATTGCCGCCGCCAACCCGATCACCGGGACCCCGGCTGTCTTCGAAAGCGATGTCGAGCTTCGCCGCCGCGTCACCCTGGCGCCGGAAGGCTAC